TTTTTTAAAAATTGAAACCTCAATAACTAGTGGGGATCCTCGGAATATATCCCCACGTTCGGACCGGTTTTTATCGTCTATAGGTCCGTATGTGTCAGCTATTGAAAAGCTTATGTGCCATCATCCTAGGCTAGTTAAAGGCCGTGACATTGCAGAGCGTGATTTGCATATGTCTGCTCTCATTTCGTGTTCACATTTTATTGAAACTGATTATTCACGTTTTGATATGTCTTATTCGTATGAGATGATTCATTCTTTTGAGATGATGGCATTGTTGTTCTTCTTTGATGATTTTGATGAAGGGTACGCTGATGCATTGCGTATGTTATTTGAAACATCAGGGAAGAGCGATATTGGTTTAGATTATAGTGTTTTTGGCACACGTTGTTCTGGTGATGCGCATACGTCCATTGGTAATGGTTTGGTTAATGATTTTATGACTTGGTTGTGTGTTCCTCATGATTGTGAACATTTTCATGAGGGTGATGATGGGGTTATTGGACTTCGAGGGGAAGTCGAGTATCAACAAGTTATGTATAATTTGAATGTGATTAGTTGTCTGGGGTTTCAGTTAAAAATGGACACTTATCACAGTATACATGAGACGACTTTTTGTGGTCGGTTTTTTTATGAGGATCGGGGTCGGTTGCATTCTTATTGTGACATTGAACGTGCGTTGTCTAAGTTTCATACTGTTTGTTCTGATGGTGATTCTCGTGCGTTATTGTTAGCTAAGGCGATGAGCATAAATTATACTGATGGTGGCACTCCTATTATTGGTTGTGTCAGTGATGTTATTATTAGATTGCTCTTGCCTATTGTTATGCCCCGTTCTTTAAAACGTGCTAAATATCGTTTACAGCACGAGGGTCGCTATAAAGTATTGTGTTATAGTAGTGACCATTATTCCGACCCTACTCCAGCCGGTCGTGCAGCTTGTTGGAATCGAACTGGTTTCACTCCCAGTGTGCAAATTGCTTTTGAAAATTATTATCGCAGTTTTTTGAAATTGGGTTATATACCCAATGTTATACAACGTTTACCTGGTGAGTGGAGATTTGACTTGACATCCCATGTTTATGGTGGTGTTTCAGACTTCGTTTGTTGAATGCGACAGGGCTTGTGGTATCCCTTGTTGTTAGCGAAGTTCCTCCTGTAAGAACCACTGTCCGAGAGGTTAAACTATCGGGCCCGGATGGAACGGAT